ACTTAGAAAACAAGTACAAAGAAAACACGAAACAAGGTAGTATTCCGATAGCTTGGTATAAAGAGCAATTAGAAATTTACACCGAGATATTAAAAAATTACAAAAACAAGGTTTCAAATCAATAATTTATTATATTTGCATAAACAATTTAAAAAAAGAGTTATGAAAAAGCAAACAGAACAAGAGTTTATGGACGCTATTCCAAAGCCTCAAACCATTTGGTTTAAGCTGTGGAAAGCAAAACAAGAAATCGAAGCGGTAAAGAAGAACGCAAAGAACCCGCACTTTAAAAACAACTACGCCGACATTAACGCATTAATCGAAGCAGTCGAACCCGTGTTGTTGAAGTACAATTTACTACTTATGCAACCTATCGAAAGCGGTCATGTAGTTACCCGTATTATAGATTGCGAAGACGGTAACTCGGTAGAAAGTTCAATGCGCTTACCTGAGATTAACGACCCGCAAAAAGTCGGTTCTGCGGTTACTTATTTCAGACGTTACACGTTACAAAGTCTTTTAAGTCTACAAGCTGAAGACGATGATGCACAAAGCGCAAGTCAGCACGTTAAAAACACGAAACCAAGTATTGACAATTCACGCTTTGAAAAAGCTATCGAAGCAATTAACAACGGAAAGTACAGCGTCCAAATGCTGAAAGATAACTATACACTAACACAAGCGCAAGAATCAGCGTTAAAACTTATGTAAGATGAAAATACGTTGTTCAGCACTTGGTAAAATAATGACGGAGCCTCGTTCAAAAAGCGAGGTTCTTAGTCAAACCGCTAAGACCTACATTCAAGAGTTAGTTTTAGAAGATGTCTACGGAATTAAGAAAGAATTTAGTTCCAGATACACGGATAAGGGAAACATTCAAGAAGACGAATCCATAGAGTTAGCCGCCCGTGTTTTAGACCTACCGTTTTGCACGAAGAACGATGAATACTTTGAGAATGATTATATCAAAGGAACGCCCGACCTTGTGTTAGACGATGAAATTATCGACATTAAAACGTCTTGGGATGGCACTACGTTTCCTTGGTTTGCGGACGAACTACCCGAAAAGAATTATTATTGGCAGTTAATCGGTTATATGTGGCTAACTGGACGAAAAAACGGACGTATTGTATATTGCTTAGTAGATACCCCCGAAGATATCGTCTTAGACGAAATAAGAAGAACAAGTTGGAAGAAGTTCGAGTTAGAAGTTAGCGACCAAACGGAAAAGGAAGTACGAGCAAAACACGAATTCGGTCACATTCCCGAAGGTCTAAGAGTAAAAGAATTCAAAATAGAGTATTCGGATGCGTCTGTTAATAAAATAATAGAGAAAATAAAGGACGCAAAGGAGTATTATAATACTTTAGTAAACGATTTAAAACGATGAATATGTTTAATGTAGCAACAGCACCAATGGCGAAGAATAGTACCCAAGTGCAAAAAGGACAAGAAGTAAACAAGGTTTACAGAACGAATGATTTATCTGTGTTCAAACAGATTGACGGTAACAGAGTTCCAAATCTACAACACATAAAAAGACTAACAGAGTCTATCCGTGTTTATGGCATGAAATGTAACCCGATACTTGTAAATGAAAGAATGGAAGTCATAGACGGTCAACATAGATTAATGGCAGCTAAACAAGCTGAATCATTTGTTTATTACATAGTCGTAGATGGATATTCTTTAAGAGAAGTACACACATTGAATCTTAACCAAAAGAACTGGACTAAGAAAGATTTTATGGAAGGTTATGCAAATATGGGTATTCAATCTTATGTAAAACTCAAAAAATTTATTGATAAAAACGAAGACTACTCTTTTGAAAGCTGCGTTTCATTTTGTACCAATAGTTCTGGTGGTTCGGCTGCAATTAGCGCAGCTAAATTAAATCACCAAAACACAATGTCGAATGGAGTGTTTGAAGAGGGAACTTGGGTTGGTCGTGACTTTGAACTCGGTCAAGATTGGGCTAATAAGATTAGAATGATTAAGCCTTATTATGAAGGGTATAATAGAACTACATTTGTAGGTTCTATGATAACACTTTTTAATAATGATAATTTTGACTTTAACGAGTTTATGCACAAATTAAGAATTCAACCTACCGCGTTAGTCGATTGTGCTAACCGTGACCAATACAGAACTTTAATTGAAGACATTTACAACTATCGTTCAAGAAATAAAATAAGCCTTAGATATTAATTTTAACGGGGGGTGCGCATCCGTAACGCACACTTTTAAAACACGAACAAATGGAAAAGAAAATTTTTGTAGGTAGCGGAAAGAAAAAATTCGACAACTTACGCGCTATTACTTTGTGTCTAACGGATATTCCGCAAGAACATATCTTTGAGTATAACGGAAAGAAATACATCCGTCTAAACGTAAACGATAAGAAAGAAGCGGACCAATACGGAAAAGACATTGCATTAAGCGTCGACACTTGGCAACCTGAGAAGAAAGAGGATAACAAATCTGGATTACCTTTTTAACATGATAACGAAAGACTTTCAACAGCGATTAACTGAGTACCTACAAAAACACGGGGTCACTAAGTTGACCAAACAAGTAAAGGTACAAGCGCACCAACTTAAAGGCTACGCTTCAGGAACGATGCACCCGCGTTTAGATACATACGAGAAAATTAATGAAGTAATCAAAGAGCAATGAAAGTAACAATAGAGTTCGATGAAGAAAAAGACGCTATACTTGCTTTACAAGCTAATAATTGGTATAATGTTGTTTTTGAGTTCGACCAATACCTAAGAGGCGAAATAAAATACGGTAACCATACTTCGGAAATTTATGACCATTACGAATCTGTACGCGAAAAGTTGCGGGAATTACTTGACGATTACGGTTTGAAAATTGAATGATTAGAAAATAATCGTAATTTTGACGAAAACTTAGACTATGGAACTACTTTTTTTAATTGCGTTAGGTTGGTTTTTAATTGAGTTTGAACCGTTGCACATGGCAATAAGTACAAAGGCGACAATATAACGTATTGTATGTGTTCAAAGGTACAGCGTCACGTTTACGCTAAGAAGTTTATCGAATGGTATGAAAGCCGAAATTGATAATTGGTTTTCGGATAATTATTCTAATGTCTTAGAGATAACTACGGCTTGGGTTTATAAGTACGGGCGCACGGTAGAGCCTGACGTTGTGGTGTCTAATTGTTATTTGTACCTTTTAAAGCGCTCGGAGGACATGACAAAAGAAGATGTACCAAAATGGGCATTCAGCTACATAAACACGGAACTCACCTACTCCAAGTCTGTCACTAATTACGCAAGTGATAAACTAAACCGAAAGCATGAAGATATTGACACAATTCCTTATATTATTTGTGACGACTTCACGGACGAAATAGACTTTAAAATCCTTTTAAACGACTTTAGAACCACTTTAAGCCGTGTTGACCAAATTATATGGGATGTCTACGTTGAAAAAGGCGTTACCACTAAACGAGATTTAGCCAAACACTTTAACATAGACGATACGAGTGCTTGGCTTTATATGAATGAGATAAAAACGAAATTTAAAGAATATGTTGAAACCGAAGAAAGGCTATGAAAACACGGTAATCGAATATCGAGTAGGTCAGGCAACAATGAAAATAAGGGTAGAGGATATCACTAAAGAACATATCGAAAAGGCTAAACACTATGTAGACCTTTCGTATTTTGTTGAAGAGGTGAAAAGCGAATACGACCCAAAAAAACATGACGCTGAAAACATTATTCAGGAGTACATGAACCAACCGACAGAACAGATATTGGACTTGCAGACTCCTAAGAAAAAACGAACAAGAAGAAAGAAATGAAAGAACTAAGAGAAGTATTATTTATGCTAAGTGTAATTCTGTTTGGGTGCGCTTTAGTTTTCCAAATGGGTAATACAGCAATGACCATAGGCGGTATTTCGTTACTTCTATACACCCTTAACATTTTCGCGTCAGTTAATGGAGACGAATAGGTTTTACATTATAGATTGTGGCGACCAAATGCGGGAGTACTGCCACTACTTAAAAATAAAACTACGCGTAGAGGGGGCGCACTTTATCATTTACGATACGGATGCGCCTTACTACTTAGCGCTTGAAGAAGTTACCGAAGACGTTTTCCTTTCACATTTTCAACCACAAGCAAATGCCTAAACCAAACCCAAACGACTAAAACACGGACACCAAATGGCTAAACACAAATACATAGAAACACCCGAAAAGCTATACGAAGTATTCTTAAAATACGCTGAAGACACTAAAAGCCGAGTAAGAAGAATACCAAAAGCTACAAACAAGGGCGTACAATACGAAGAACACACACCACCGCTAACAATAGACGGCTTCAAAACATACTGCAATAAGTCGGGTTACGATATTAACCGATATTGGTATAATGTGGATAATTCTTATTCTGAATATGTAAGCATCGTCACGCGCATTAAAGAAGAAATACGCAACGACCAAATAGAAGGCTTAACTACGGGAGGGGATAAGATAAACGAGATTAAGGTTACAATAGTAAATAACAAAGATGGAGTTTAACTCCGACTTCAAATATGATTTAAGAGTAGGTCAGGTTGCAGAAGAACAACTTGCTTTTTTGCTTGGTTCAAAGATTGAAGTTAAGAGCGACCAGAAAGCGCACATTACGGGAAACGTCTTTATAGAATACGAGAGTAGGGGCAAACGTTCAGGAATAGCCACAAGCGAAGCCGAGTATTATTGTATTGTAATTTTGAATAGGTTTATTATCCTACCGAAAGACGAATTAAAAGCAATATGCAGAAAATACATAGGCACGAATAGAGATGTCTTAGGGGGTGACAATAATACAAGTAAAGGAATCCTTTTACCAATTAAAGACCTAATAAGTGGAGATAAAGGCGACTAATATCTTTGCTCGGAACTACGAAGCGTTAACGAATGAGAGCATAAGGTTCGTCATAAACCAAGGCGGCTCACGTTCAAGTAAGACCTATTCGCTTTGTCAGCTTATTATCGTCTATTGTTTGCAGAACCCTAACAAGGTGGTTAGTATAGTGCGTAAGACGTTCCCCGCTTTGAGGGCGACCGTAATGCGTGATTTCTTTGAGATAATGCGCGACCTTAACATCTACGAAAAGACGAACCACAACATGAGCGAAAACATTTACCGCTTTAGTAACGGGTCGTTAGTAGAGTTCTTTAGTGTTGACGATGAACAAAAGATACGAGGACGCAAACGCGACTTAGGCTGGTGCAATGAGGCGAACGAACTTTGGTTTGAAGACTTTCAGCAGTTGAACATGAGAACTGAGGGTAAATTAATCTTTGACTACAACCCGTCTGAATCTACAAGTTGGTTGTACGAACTACCAGAAAACGAAAGCGTCTTAATCAAATCGACCTATAAGGATAACCCGTTCTTACCCGAAAGCATTAAACGCCAGATAGAGGATTTAAAGCGAACAGATGAGGCGCTTTACCAAATCTACGCTTTAGGTGAAAAGGCTATTTCTAAGTCTAACATTTATTCTACTTGGCAGTTCGTTCGTGAAAAGCCGTTACGCTTTGAGAATTACGTAATGGGACTCGATTTCGGGTATAACCACCCGACTGCATTGGTTAGGGTATATTGGCATGAGAAAGATATTTACATCGAACCCGTTATTTACGAATCATATCTAACCACTACTCAGTTAATCGAAAGGTTTAATAGTTTAGGCATATCAAAGACTGACGACATCTTAGCGGACTACGCACGACCTGAGATTATCGCCGAACTACAAACGGCGGGTTACAATGTGAGCAACGCAAACAAGGTAGTTAAAAAGGGTATTGATAACGTTAAGTCGTTTGGGGTGTTTTGTCAGGACGACCCGCGACTAAAAAAA